CAAGAAGCGAGTGATGCTGCTATAGGACAAGGTAAATTGACTGCGTTTCCTGAACAGAATCATGATGCACATATTGCAGTACACCAGATTTATATGCAAAGTCAAATAGCTAAATTACAACCAGCAGTATTAATGACATTAGAAAAACATATATACGAACACTTAGCATTGAAAGCAAAAGTAATGGTTGAGCAAGAAATGGCACAACCACCTATGGATGAAGCAATGGATCCAGCTATGGCACAACAGGCACAACCAGATCCAGCAGCTATGGAAAATAAAATAGCAGAAGTGCAAGCACAGTTAATGTCAGAATATCTACAAGGTAACCCACCAAAAGAAAGTGATGATCCGTTAGTGGATATTAAACAACAAGAGTTAGATCTAAGAGCTCAAGAGCAGCAACAAGATGCTATGCAAGACCAAGCTAAGTTACAGTTAGATAAACAAAAAATGCAAGAGTCTAATGCGATACAAAGAGAACGAATTCAAACAACAGAAGATATTGCACAAATGAGAGCACAGATTGCGTTACAAAGACAACAACAAAATGCAAATGGTAAGGCTGGACAATAATGGCATATGATGCTAGTGATTTTGGACAAAACGACCCTACTGAATCAGCAGCAGCCGTCGGTAATGCTATGGGTGGTAATTTTTCAGCTAGTGATTTTGGTCCGACTAATCAAGACTTAGACCCTTTTGGGGGCAAGGGTACACAAGATGTCACTGTTACAGATAATAATAATACTCCAAGTGGGGGTGGTGGTATTATGAGTGTGTTCCAAAAAGCAATAGGGTACAAACCTAATGTAGCTTTGAGTACTAATTTATATAATATGATGGTTCCTGGACAAAATACTCCCTTAGGGGCTTTATCTTTTATTACTGGTCCAGCGTTTGGTTTAGATAGAGCGGCACAACTTGGTTTGAGTTTAGCAAATAGAGGAATAGGCAGTATGAATAATCCGTTTGGTGGAAAAACTCAAGCACAAATAGATTCTACCCCTGTTTATAATATGAGTGGACAACCTGTTGGTCCTCCAACAAACACAAACATGGGAATAATGAATAATTATCAAGTTGCTGGGCTTCCATCTATTTCTATGCAATCACTACCTCAATTATATGGCGATAACTTTTACGAATAGGAGATAACAATGGACGATCAAAGAATGCAGGAACTAGAGCAAATGTTAAAAGACATGGATCCTAGTAACCCTAACTACCAAGATATAAAAGAACAAATAGAGGCTGAAAAATTTCAAACTCAAAATGGTTACAATATGGGGGGCTATGTAAGTCCTACCAATAAAATGGCTACTCAAAAATTTATGGGTGGTGGTATGGTTTATAACAAACCTATGAAGATGAATAAAGGTGGCGAAGTTTCTCGGGGTGGTCGTAAATCTATGCAAGGGTTAAAATTCAGAGGTGTGAAGTAGATGCCTAAACCAACTCTGCAAGAAATACATGTTACTTTAGAAAAGCACATTGCTGTTTCTGACGAGCGATGGAAAGAAAGTATTTTACGGATTAAACGTATGGAGCATTTGATGATTGCTACGTCGGGTACTGCAATAGTGATGCTTATAGGGTTACTTGTAAGATGATATGTTTAAAGCTCTTGTAACAATTTGTGTGATAGGAATGCCTAACGACTGTCAAGTACTGGAAGATCAATATGGTCCATATGAAACAGAGTTTGATTGTAAACAAAGAGCTTTGGCTATTAGTCGGCAAGTTTACAGAGCCTACCCTTTGTGGAAACCCACTCAATACAAATGTAAAAAACTTTCTGTAGGAAGATTAAAAGGGGAGAATTACAGTGGAAGATACAAGTGGAAATAAAAAGAAGTTAATAAATTTAGATTTAAGTAATAATTCTTTTGAACTATCACTTAGGATACTAGGCAACGAGTTTGTAGCCATAAAGATAGGATCAACAAACTTTAGTGGTAAACTAATAGCAGGAGGCATTTTGTTATTATTCTTTACTTTAGTTTTACTAGAAGGCTTTGGATTAAATGAGGTACTAATAAAATGATAAAGATAAGTAAAAAACAAAGAGAAACTTTGAAAAAACATTCAAAGCATCACACAGAAAAACATATGAAAGTGATGAAAAAAGATATGAAAAAAGGAAAAAGTTTTTCTAAAGCACATACAAAAGCAATGAAGAAAGTAGGTAAGTAATGTTAACTGCACTCATAGGACCTGTTTCAAATCTTCTTGGTAAGTTCATAGAAGATAAAGACAAGAAAAACGAATTGGCTCATCAAGTGGCTACAATGGCAGAGAATCATGCACAAGAATTAGCAAAAGGGCAACTAGCTATAAACAAAGTAGAAGCACAACACAAATCTATCTTTGTAAGTGGATGGAGACCATTTATTGGCTGGACTTGTGGTGTTGCTTTATGTTGGCATTTTGTCCTAGCCCCTGTGACTATATTTGTGTGTGCCTATCTATCCGTTCAAATACCAGAATTACCTACTTTTGACATGGGTAGTTTAATGACGGTGTTGATGGGAATGTTAGGATTAGGTGGATTAAGAACATATGAGAAACAAAAAGGCTTAGTAAAATGATGTGGTATTGGCTGACCTTATCTAAGTTTTTTAATAGAATAGGCAACTATTTTTACTATAAACATGTACATAGTTTAAGAAAAAGACAAAAAAGAGGATAAAATTTCATGGTTGACCTTTACATTTGCCAAAAATTGCTTAAAGTGATGAAAGAACGCGAGGAAAGCTTGCACGAGATCTTATGTTATGGTGCTGTGAAAGATTTTCAAGAGTTTGAAAAACTTAGAGCTAAATTGCATGAGTTAAATTACGTTCGACAGGAATTAACGACCCTGCTAGAAAGAGTAGAAACACAAAATGAGTAAATCTTTAATACTACCTCAACGATTTGCGAAAAAATCGCAACAAAAACAAGAAAAATCTCAAGAAACACCAATATTAGAAAAATTACCAGAGCCTACAGGGTGGAGAATACTTGTTCTTCCCTATAAAGGTAAAGGAAAAACTGAAGGTGGTGTTTTTATCCCTGATGCAGCAGTAGAAAGAGAAGCTTTAGCTACTGTTTGTGCCTTAGTTTTGAAAGTTGGTCCTCTTGCTTACAAAGATACCGAAAAATTCGGAGAAAGTGGAGCATGGTGTAAGGAACAAGACTGGGTTATCTTTGGAAGATACGCAGGAAGTCGTTTTAGAATAGATGGAGGCGAAGTCAGATTGCTGAATGATGACGAAATCTTAGCTAGAATTAACGATCCTGCAGACATTTTACATTTATAAGGGGAAAAACAATGGCAGAAGCACAACAAGAATTAGATTTAGAAGAAGTAGAAGTACAGTTACCTGAAAGTAAACAAGCACAAGTTGCCACTGAAGAAGGAACTCCTGTTGTACAAGAAGAAAGTGCAAAAGAGTCTTCTGAAGAAGAATTAGAGGGTTACAGTAAAAAAGTTCAACGCAGAATAGACAATTTAACTGCTAAAATGCGTGAAACAGAAAGAAGAGAACAGGCAGCAATCAAATATGCTGAAGCTTTAAAAGCTCAAGTTGAAGAACAAGCTAAAAAGGCAACTACAGCCGATACTCAATATGTTTCTGAATTTGAAGGCAGAATAAAAGCAACACAAGATACTTTGCAAAGTAAATTAAGAGATGCTATAGATCGTGGAGACACTGAAGCTCAAGTGCAAGCTCAAACGGAACTTGCTAATTTAGCTAGTGAGAATGTTAAGCTAAGTTATATTAAAAAAGCTCAAGAAACAGAAGCGAAAACGGATACGGTTGCTGAAACTCCTCCTTCAGCAGCCGTCCCACCACCAAAACCAGCTCCAGATCCGAAAGCATCAGCATGGGCTTCCAAAAATTCATGGTTTGGTTCGGATGAACCTATGACTTTAACAGCATTTAGTCATCATAAGGCATTAGTTGAATCAGAAGGGTTTGACCCAACTTCAGATGATTATTATGAAGAACTAGATTCTAGAATGAAAAGAGATTTTCCTCACAAGTACAAAGAGGAAGAACAACCCCGAGTGGTCAACCAACCTAGAGGTCCTGTAGTGGCTTCTACTACTCGTGGTTCTGGCAGAGTTACAAAGAAAACTGTCAAATTAAACAAATCAGAGGTTGCAATCGCCAAGAGACTTGGTGTACCATTAGAAAAATACGCAGAGCAACTTGCTATGCTAGAAACTCGTAAAGGATAGATCATTATGACAGATCGCACTTCACGCACCACAATGACTCGTGAAAAACAAACACGAAGAAAACCGTGGACACCACCATCTACTTTAGATGCTCCCCCAGCTCCAGAAGGCTATACTCATCGCTGGATCCGTGAGTCAATCATGGGATTTGATGATAAGAAGAACCTTTCTGCAAGGCTTCGCGAAGGCTTTGAATTAGTTCGTGCAGACGAGTACCCCGATTTTGAAGCTCCAACAGTACAGGATGGAAAACATGCTGGTGTTATAGGAGTGGGAGGCTTAATACTCGCTAGATTCCCCATAGAATCCAAAGCTGAACGACAGGAATATTTTAAAAATATGACTAGAGATCAAATGAAAGCTGTGGATAACGATATGATGAGGGAACAACACCCTAGTATGCCTATTCTGAAACCAGAAAGGCAAAGTCGTGTAACTTTCGGTGGTAACAAAGGTTCTGCCGAGTAAACTTTTAGAGAAGGAAACTAAAAAATGGCAAGTAATATAGATGCCCCTTTTGGTTTACGTCCATATAATCTCTTAGGTTCTGCACCAAACTCAAATGGGTTAACTGCATACAAGGTTCAAGTTAGTGCAACTGCTGGATCATCCTCTGCCATCTATCAAGGTGACATGGTAATCCCGTTGACTAATGGACTTGTAGACGTTAGTGCTGCTGATGGTGGAAGTGTAGCAATCTTAGGTGTTATGGCTGGATGTGAATATATTGATCTTTCAGGTAAACCAAAATTCGATAACTTTTATCCCGGAACATCTCTTTTAAAAGCAAGTACAGAAGCAACCGTATTTGTGTATGATAATCCTAATCAGGTATTTGAAATACAAGGAGATGCAACTTTAACTAATGTGGCAACTGCTCAGGCACTTGTTCACTCCAATGCTGAAGGTGCTGGCTTTGGTTCTACTACTGGAAATAGTAATATTTCTACTGGAGAATTATCTGTAGCATCAGCAGGAGCAACTACTAATACTGATAACTTCAGAGTTGTTGGACTAAAAGATGGTTTCAACGATATTGATGTAGCATCAGCAGGGGTTCGCTTCTTGGTGAAGTTAAATCTTCCATTTCATTCTGCAACCACTGGTCTATAAGGAGATATTGATATGGCTATTGCAAGATCCCAACTCCTTAAAGAATTAGAGCCTGGATTAAACGCTCTATTCGGTTTGGAGTATGATAGGTATGATAATGAGCATGCCGAAATTTACGATACTGAATCTTCAGACAGAGCGTTTGAAGAAGAGGTAATGTTGTCAGGCTTTGGAACAGCACCAGAAAAAGCAGAAGGTGCTGCTGTATCGTTTGACACTGCTAATGAGTCCTTCACAGCAAGGTATACACATGAAACAATCGCACTTGCGTTCGCGATTACTGAAGAAGCCGTAGAAGATAATCTCTATGACAAACTTAGTTCTCGTTACACTCGTGCGTTGGCTCGTTCCATGTCTAATACTAAGCAAGTGAAAGCAGCTTCTGTATTAAACAATGCGTTTGATAGTGGTTTTACATTTGGTGATGGAAAAGAGCTTTGTGCTACAGACCATCCAACAGCAGCAGGAGGTACATTCAAAAATGAATTGACTAACTCAGCTGATTTAAATGAAACCTCTTTAGAACAAGCATTAATTGATATCGCAGCTTTTATTGACGAGAGAGGGTTAAAAATTGCTCTTAAAGGACAAAAGATGATTATCCCACCAGCACTACAATTTGTTGCTGAAAGGCTAATGAAGTCTACAATGCGTCCTGGAACAGCAGATAATGACATAAACGCTATAAGTAACATGGGAATGTTACCTCAGGGCTATGTTATTAACCATTTCTTAACAGATACTGATGCGTTTTTCATTAAGACAGATGCTCCTAATGGTTTTAAACATTTTGAAAGAGCAGGAATCGCGACAAGTATGGAAGGTGACTTCGATACAGGTAACGTCAGATATAAAGCTCGTGAAAGATATAGCTTCGGTGTTTCAGACCCAAGATGTGTGTTTGGATCTCCTGGAGTATAAGGCAAATAAATTTAAAATCAAAGGCGACACTTGCGTGTCGCCTTTTTTTGTGTAATACTGATTTTATTCCTAACAATCACAATGGTGTGATTGACTAAGCCAGATAGGAGGTTTATATGGCTAATACAACTTTTAAAGGAACTTTACGTTCCGAAGGTGGATACTCGTCTATTGCTACTGCAACAGGTACAGGAGTTGAAACTACTCAAATGTCTATATCTACTGCTGGATTTGCATCTTTTGACGCAAATACTTTACCAACAGAAGCTGGAACTGGTATTACTACAGGTTCTGGAACAATCTACAGAAGTTCTGTACAAAGAAATGGTGGTATTATTACAACCAAAATACTAATTGATCTGACAGGTTTAAGATCTACTGCTGGTGGTGATATCATCGGTGTAAATGGCACTTCTTTAGTTTGTCATATTGGTCAAATCACAGCAGCTACGAATGGGACTATCTTAACTGGTAGTATGGAATGTTTTGAAGCACCAACAGGCGGTGATCCAGACATTAACGTATTCTCTGCAACAGAAGGAACTGGAGTAGAAGATGCTGCTATTAGTGGGTTAAGTGAAACATCATTGGTTAACGCAGGTGATGCAACATTAGGAAGTAAAGTTTACTTTACTGCTGTTCCTGCTGCAGATCAATTCTTATACTTAACTTGTGGTACAACTACAGACGGTGATTTTACAGCAGGTAAATTATTAATTGAATTGATGGGCTACGAAGCTTAATTAATGGGGGTTTATACCCCCATCTTTTTATAAGGAGATTAATATGGCAGGTCGTTCAGATGTAAAAGCATTTAATCACGATCAAGGTGATGACGCAGCCCTCGTTGGTCCGTCTAGATCAAGAATAAGACAAATTGTAATTTTTGGTAACGCTGCTGGTGTGTTGACCGTTAAAGATGGATCAGGTGGAGCAACTATACTCCTCCAAAGTTTTCCTACTGGATTACATACTTTAAATATTCCAGATGCAGGAGTGTTAGCCGAAAATGGAGCATTTATACATGGGTTCACTGGAAGTGGTAACAAACTTACTCTGTTTCTATCATAATGGCTAAAGAGCCTAAAATGTCCATTAAGTCTGGGCATAAAAGACCCACAAAGAGTGGGGCTGGCTTGACTAAGAAAGGAGTTGCTGCTTATAGAAGAGCAAATCCTGGAAGTAAGTTATCAACTGCTGTTACAGGGAAAGTCAAGCCTGGAAGTAAAGCTGCGAAAAGACGTAAATCTTATTGTGCAAGATCGGCAGGTCAAATGAAAAAGTTCCCTAAAGCTGCGAAAAACCCAAATAGTC